AGCCCCGTCCTTGTGATGGGGTTTTTTTTCGTCCATAAGTAATATATGATTATGGTTAGGAGGTATTGATATGGATAGAGGTGAGGATATGGGAGTTATTATTGATGATGCTGTACCTATGCCGGGTGCGAGGGTAGTTAGGCGTTATCCGTATGCGGAGATGGGGGTTGGGCAGAGCTTTTATGTAGAGGGTGTGCAGATGCAAGTGGTGCTGAACGGTAATTGGAGGGCGGGTAAGAAGTTGAACATGAAGTTTATTGCTCGTCGTGAAGGTGATGGCATACGTGTGTGGAGGTCGGAGTGAAGACACCTAAAGAATTAGATGTCGTGAGAAAGGCTGAGTGGTTTTCGGATACGCCTGATGTTGTAACGGCTATGGAGTTGGGTGGCTATACCACGTGGGCTAGGCATTTACACAAGATGTTCATTTATCACAAGGCGTTAATAGCTGAGATTAGAAAGCTACGTAGGGAATTAAAGGGAGGCAAACATGAGTAATGTCATAGAGTTGCATGAAGACTATGTGGATATGGAAGCAGATGACTACTGGCAAGAGGTTCGTCGTATGAACCATGCTGAGCTGGTGATGGAGTTACGGCGGCAGCAAGCCCGTTCTGCTGGCCTGTTGGCAGAATGTCTATCTGAGTTGTCGAGAATGAAGAAGGTGCTAAATGGAGAACTCTACGAAGGTGAGCGATACGCAGGATAAGTACAAGGATGAGCTATTGCTCTCCAGACGTATCTTGAAAAATGAGATGAACAGAGCAATAAAGGCTATCAAACCTGCTGAGAAGATAGAGTTAGTACGCGGGTGGAGAGAAGTGTACAGGCCAGAGATAGTGGATGAGCTTCTGCGTGTTGCTAAAGACAAAGAAGCAAGGCTTCGTATTGCCAACTGGAATCTGGATAACTTTGACGGGGAAAGAAGAAAGAAATGAAATCTATTGCAGTAGTTACTGCCACTACAGGCAGAGAGTCGTTGTTGCAGACGATAGAATCAGTAAAGAAACAAACTTACCCGTGTAACCACTACATCTTTGTTGATGGTCAGCATGAACTTCCACGTTTTGATAACTACACCAATATTGTTGTGTTGCCAAAACCTACAGGGTTAAATGGCATGATGAACGGCGGCATTGTTGCAGCCTCTGCTTACCTTGTTACGGAAGATTACATCTGCTGGCTAGATGACGATAATTGGATTGATCCTAACCACATAGAAAGCCTTGTGGAAGCTATTGAAGATAAACCCTACGCCTACAGCCTACGTAAGCTTGTGGAACCCGATGGCACGTTTTGGGCAAATGATGACTGCGAAAGTTTAGGACATCATGCTGACCTTATAGATTTAAATTGTTATTTGATGAAACGCGATCTAGCTACAGGATTAGCACCATGCTGGTATCAGACAACAGGGGAGCTGATGATCGGAGATAGGTACGTATGGGCAGTGTTAAAGCAAAACAACATTCCTTATGGAGCAAGCGGAAAGTACACAGTCAACTACCGCCTAAACCCAAACAGAGATTTAAAACCTATGTTTTTTCAGGGGAACATCAAGAACCTAGCCAAACACCAAAACAAACTACCGTGGAGCAAAGCATGAGTATTGCAGACAAAACAATTGCAACTATGCGTGGCCCAGCCAATATGCACATTATTTGCATAGACGTAACCAACAAGTGCGACCTTGCTTGCTCTAACTGTACACGCTTATTAGAAAACCAAGATACCCATTGGGAGATGACTCCTGATAATTTCAGAGCTGCTTTGCGTAGCTTAAAAGGTTTTTACGGAATTATCGCTATGATTGGCGGCAATCCCTGTATGCACAGACACTTTGAAGAACTCTGCAAAGTCTTCGTAGAAGAAATACCTAACAAATTACAACGTGGGCTGTGGACAAATAATTATTTTAAACATCGTCAGCTTTGCTTAGATACTTTTGGCACATTTAATCTCAACACACATGGCGCTGAACGCGCAGAATCCGTAATGAACGATTTTGCACAACAAGCAGCTAGAGGTGGTGCAGTTGTGTGGAACTATTCTGGTCACTCTGACCATGCCCCACTACTGACCGCAGTTAAAGACTTGTACTCAGAAGATGAAATGTGGGAAAAGATTGGTAACTGCGATATTAACCGTGAGTGGTCTGCTTCTGTTGTCCAAAACAAAGGTGAGCTACGCGCTTACTTTTGTGAAGTAGCCGCAGCGTTTGATCTAGCGCGTAATGAAGACCACGGCCTTCCCGTAGAAGAAGGATGGCAACAACAACCTATAACAGCCTTTGCAGACCAAATTAAACGGTTCTGCCCCGGTTGTGGCGTACCTGCTAAGCAACCACCTATGAAAGACTTTGCAGACACAGATACCTACACTGACAGCAACGCCGATCTAGCAATAAAGTCACAAAGAGATAAGAAGCGCAAAATTATTTATATGTCTGTAGAGAATAAAAAAGAAACAGACCGCCGTGTTACTTCGTATAACTCAAACTAACTGACATGAATTTTAATCTCAATCAGTTTTACAAATTTTGTTCTCAGTTAAAGATTGAGACAAAAGAACAAGGATTGCGTAACCTAGATAATTTATTAGGTACGCAAACCTACGTAATGGAAGAAATAGCGCAGGGCTTGAAAGATAACATTCACTTCTTTGTTATTTTGAAAGGCCGACAACTTGGCATTACCACTATTTCTCTCGCCCTCGACCTCTACTGGCACTACTTAAACAATGGACTTAATGGAACACTGGTCACTGATACTGAAGAAAACCGAGACATGTTCAAAGGAACACTCACGGCCTATATGGATGGTTTACCAAAAGAGTACAAGATACCCATACTCTCACACAACAGAAACTCGCTTGCGCTCAAAAACAGAAGTCGAATCTTTTATCAAGTCGCAGGGCTTAGAGCGAAAGGAAGTCTTGGTCGTGGCAAGGGCATCACATTCCTTCACGGAACAGAAACGTCTTCGTGGGGCGATGAAGAAGGCTTAGCGTCACTCTTGGCCTCGCTCGCTGAAACCAACGAGAAGCGTCTGTATATCTTTGAGTCAACAGCGCGTGGATTTAATATGTTTCACGATATGTACACGACTGCTAAACGCGCACGTTCTCAACACGCTATCTTCTGCGGCTGGTGGCGTAACCAACTCTACACTGTGCCGGGTGACTCTAACCTCTACAAAGTGTATTGGGATGGGAAGCTAACACCTGAAGAAAAGGAATGGACGCGAGATATTAAAAAGCTCTACAACGTAGAGATCAATTCGCGGCAGATTGCTTGGTGGCGCTGGAAGCTCTACGAAGGTATTAAAGACGATGCGTTGATGTATCAGGAGTTTCCTCCTACTGAAGACTACGCCTTCATCATGACGGGTACTAGCTTCTTCTCTAACGCCCGTTGTACGGATGCTATGAAGATAGCTAAGCAGATTAAGTGCGACCACTACCGCTACAGCATGGGTGCTAACTTTGTAGATACAGAGGTGCTGAAATCTACAGACAGAATGTCAACCTTGAAGATATGGGAGGAACCCATTGATACAGCTTTTTATGTCATTGGCGCTGATCCTGCCTATGGCAGCTCTGATTGGGCTGATCGCTTTTGCATACAAGTGTACCGTTGCTACGCTGACGGTATGGATCAGGTTGCGGAGTTTGCTACACCAGAGATGAACACCTACCAGTTCGCGTGGGTGATTGCCCACCTAGCTGGTGCGTACAAAAACTCAACGCTAAACTTGGAAGTAAATGGCCCCGGTCAGGCAGTCATTAACGAGTTACGTAACTTGAAGCGTCAAGCAGCAGCGTTGGGCGGCAAAACTGGACATCAACTGATGGACGTATTGGGTTCAATGAGCAACTACATCTGGCGGCGTAACGACACGATGGGTGGTTTGTCTAACTCTATTGGCTGGCTAACTACAGCGTCCAGCAAAGAACGTATGCTTTCTTACATGAAAGACTACTTTGAGCGCGGGATGATAACGATTGTCTCTACTGATCTTATTGACGAGATGAAAACCATCGTGCGTGATGGCGGCTCTATCATTGCGTCAGGCAGAAACAAGGATGATCGCGTGATGGCAAGTGCTTTGGCTTGCGCGGCCTTTGCTGAACAGCTTCAGCCTCGCTTGATTGCACAGAAAATTACTCGACATGTCAGCAGAACGCAGGAAGACAGCACACCAGAGCAGATTGTTGTGGGTAGAACCGTATCTGACTACCTTAAAAGGATAGGAGTGTATGGACAGCAATGACGATTACATCATTCCCAAAGAGGAATTAAAGCAAATAATGAGGCGATTTCGCGCAGACAAGAAGCGCGGGATACCTATGCGCCTGTTTTACGAGTTGTCAGGTGTAGATAAGTCCAGAATGGACGATATTTTTTTCTACGACCGGGCAAACATGACGGAATTGGTGCAAAGACGGGTTTCCAAGGCGTATTTAGCGTGGAAAAATGGTGAAGTAGCAGTAATGATTAGGTTTGGACAGAAATGGATTGAGTGGAGGAAGAAACCCAAGCCCGTTATTGTCCGTGGATATGGTTTGCAGGTAGAAAATGGTGGCATCAAGCTCAAATTAGGGCTTAAAAACAGGTTAGATTACTCAGATTATAGTTTAGATGAGCAAATTAAGGGGAGATAGATATGAGTGTTATGCACGATTATAAATGCGATTTACACGGGTTTTTCGAGGCTTGGGAGCCTGTTTGCCCTGATGGATGCACTGAAAACGTCCAAATGGTGTTCTTGCAGCCAGTAGGAATGAAGTCTGACACCACAAAACACAACGACAAGACGCTAGATCAGCTTGCTCTCGACTTCAACATGACAAATATCAAGTCTGCAAGAGAGGGTGACAGTCAGGCAGGGTACTATTCACGCAATAACAAGCCAAATCCGAAGGGTGTGCCTGAACCTCCACGCGAACCACGCGCAGGAGATGCTGCTATATGGGGTGGCGCAGGTGGTAAACTTGAGATGAGCAACTTATTGAGGGGAAATATGTTCCCGTCCGTTGCTGGTGAGCAAGTTGGCATCATGCCAAACCAAGTTGGGAACTTGACACCACCCCGTCCTGCGAGTTATATGCAAGACCAAGACAATTTATCATTGGATAAAAAATGAGAATTCCGTCAGAGCCTCTACAAAGAGAACAGTTCTACATTGATCTCATCGGAAAATGTTTAGTCTCAAGAGAAGAACGCAAGGCTGATTATTCCGCGCTGCGTTCTTACTTTCTTTTTGGTTCTGGCCCCGAAGACGCGCCAGCAATCTTTAACAAAATTTATCCGCACATAGATCAGCTCAGCAGCTTTTTATATTCTGCCGAGACAACGCGCTTCACCATTAACTTAGGTGCTGCTGTACAGGTTGGCGAACAGAAAAAAATTCGCCCCATGCAAAACCTATTGAACGATGATTGGCTGCGCTCAAATACGGATCAGGTTTGCTCTAATGTTTTGCTCTGGTCGCTGTGCTACAACACGTCTTACACCAAGCTAATCATTGGCCCCGGTGGAAGTTTGAATCCTTACATGGTTGATCCCGGTGCGATTGGTGTCTTGCGTGAAGACACACCGTACACAGACAGACAAGAAGCGTTAGTTCATACCTACTACATTACAAAGTCTGACTTGTATTCCAGACTGTACTCTCACCCTAAACGCGACAGCATTTTAAAGCGTGTAACTACGTCATTCCACGAACAGTCTAGCGATGTTCCCGAAGGCATAGATCGAATCATTATGTCTCAGGCAAGCCCAAGCCTAATGGGTAATGTCAACCTAGACTTGTCAGGCATGAATCGCTACAAAGCTAGAGTTGCTGAAGACACGGTTGAGATGCACGAGCTATGGGTATTCAATGACGAGATTGGTGACTACCAGTGCGTAACTATCGCTGATCCAGACGTTATTATTTATGACCGTCCGGGCGAAAAGATGTTCCTGAAAGGCGAGTTGCCATTCATCCAGTTCTGCCCTAATCCTCAGTATGATTATTATTGGGGTCAGAGTGAAGTTCAGCGATTGGTGTTCTTGCAAGATGTACGCAATAAACGCATGGGCGAGATTCTTGATCTGCTTAATAAGCAAGTCTCTCCACCAACTGCATTAATGGGCTTTAACGGTATTTTGGATGAAAAGAATTTTGCACTTAATCGCGCTGGCGGTTTGCTTTCTAGCGATATGCCAAGTGCAAAGGTCGAACGTCTTGCGCCAAACATTCCAAACGATCTTTTCGAAGTCATCCGAGAAGTGGACTCAATGTTTGCAGAAGCAAGCGGTATTACTCCCGTGTTGGCTGGTCGAGGTGAAGCGGGAGTGCGTTCCAAATCTCATGCTGAATCGTTATCAAGACTCGGAAGCTCCAGAGCAAAGAAACGAGCATTGATTATTGAGGACGCTCTTGAGAAAGTG